GTCCGATATTACTTTCGATAAAGACGGAGCGCATGTAGCTCTGGTTTCGAAAGACCAAGGAGGCCCAGCTAACGGTGTAGATTATGCACTAGTAATGAAGGCTAACAACTTTAGTCAAGAGTTTGTTACTAAAATGCAACAAATCCGCGTAACAATGGAACTACCTGACTTTCTACGTAAATTCTTCAGCATGTATTACGAAGACGCTGAAATTCTAGCAAAAATGCTAGGTTACGAAAAACCAGAAAGTGAAGATGAATTTGATTATGATGATTATCTAGAGAAGCGACTAGAATCATTTGAAATCTTAAAGTCAGCTAATGACGCATTAGAGTCCAGAACTCTACCAGAATTCCTATCCAGTTTAGATGAAGATCGATATCTTAGTGTTCTAAAGAGTCAGCAATCTTTCGAAGAATCTTTGGATAAACTTGAATCTATCAAGGTGGAGAAATCCACTAAGGTTGATACCTCAATCGCTAGCGAGGTTAATGAGAAAGAGGTATCTGCCTCTAAAGATAAACAAAATTTGGAGAAATCTACGATGGATGAAACAAAACCTGAAGTAGTTGAAAAGAGCGTTTTTGAGAGTGTACAAAAAGCATTCGAAGACCAGAAGGTTGAACTTCAGAAAGCTCTAGAAACTATTGAAGCCTATAAAACCAAAGAAAAGCAAGAAAAAGACAAGTCTCGCAAAACCAAGCTTGAGAAAGCTGTTGGTGGTGATACTGCTAAAGTTGAAGTGCTTTTCAAAGCCGTTGTTGACTCAACTGATGAAGATTTCGAAGCTGTGGTAACTGCTCTAACTGAGATTACTAAAGCTGTAGAAACTTCCGCTCTATTTCAAGAGCAGGGTGCTACCGGTGAATCCGATACTTCCGTAAAAGAATCCGCTGTTGCTCGGGTGATTAAAGCCAAGCAAGCAGTAAAGAAATAATTTAATTAGGAGTTTAATAATATGTCAACTGCAAAACTAATTGCAACTGAAGGTTTTCGCCAGAGCAATCTTCTAAAAGAAGAAATCTTCCCTGAGAAAGCATACTGCCGCGAAGTCGTAACTTACAACGGTGCTGCTCGTACTTTCACTGTAGGTACTCTAGTTGGTGCTAACGGTGTTGTTCCAGCAACTGCTGCTGCTATCGTAGGTGTAGTAATTGAAGAAATCGATGCTCCCGCAGCAACCCCAACTCGCGTTCTAACTCTAGCTCGTGGTCCAGCTATGGTTTCCAAGTCTGGTCTAGTTCTAGGCGCACTTGCTGAGAACGATGTAGTAGCTCGTCTACTAGCTCTAGGTATCGTTTGCAACGACGCTGTTTAATTTTAACAGCATCTTACAGCATTTACTAACAAATATAAGGAAACTATAAAATGGCAACTATTCGCTCATTTGAAAAAGCATTTGAACTTGTTGATTACACAGAAGAACTAATGCTTATCCCCAATCAGTGGGGTCTAATCAACGAACTAGGTATTTTCGGTAGTGAGCCTGTGGCACAACACTCCGTAACCGTAGAAGCGATTGAAGGTACTCTAGGTCTAATTACTGACCAAGTACGCGGCGCTCGTAACCTAGTTAACAAAGACGACACTCGCAAGCTATTCAGCTTCCCAGTTCCTCACTTCCCTCTAGACGACTATGTTACCCCTGCCGATATCCAAGGCAAGCGTGCATACGGTGAGGCAAATGCAGAAGAAACTGAAGCTGCTGTAATCGCTCGTAAACTAGCTCGTATCCGTCAGAACCACGCAGTTACTCTAGAAGCTGCACGTGCTTTTGCTCTAACTACTGGTGCTATCTATGCTCCTAACGGTACGGTAGCTGGTAACTACTACACTACTTTCGGCATTACTCGCAAGCAGATCGACTTCGTACTAGGCACTGCCGGTACCGATCTTCTAGCTAAATCCGAAGAAGGTCTAGCTCACATTCAAGACGAAATCCGTGACGGTTCTGTAGTTAACGAAGTGATTATCCTCTGCTCTCCAGAGTTCTTCGCTAAGCTAATCGCTCACCCAACCGTTAAAGAAGCTTACAAGTACTACACCAGTACTCAAGAGCCTCTACGTAATCGTCTAGGTTCCGGTCTATATCGTCGTTTCGTACACGGTTCCGTAACCTACATCGAGTACCGTGGTTCCTACAACGGTCAGCGTCTAATCCCTGCTGGTGATGCTTACATGCTACCACAAGGTACAACTGACACCTTCGTATCTTACTTCTCTCCTGCTAACAAGTTCAGCTTTGTTAACACCCTAGGTGAAGAAGCATACGTGTTCAGCTACCGCGATGGCGCAGACGAGAAGATCACTCTTCAGTCCGAGCATAACGCTCTACACCTACTACGTCGCCCAGCGGTTGTAGTTCGTCA